TCGTTCCGGGCATCTACATAGTTGAATAGGAGTTCAAACTCCTGTTGAAGTTCATTGAGCCAGCCTTTGGACTGGCGTAAGACCGATACACGGCCTTCCGCAATCTTGTCAGTACCAAGCATCCAGACCATCCCGACATCGGGAAGGACTTGCCCAGCTCCAAACATCAAGATTGGCTCGCCTTTGATTAGCCCCGTCCCGCAGTTAGAACAGTTATCAAAGCCAATCTTTAAGGCGTCATAGGCCGATAGGCCCGAGTGGGCCTGGACCTCAGCCACATCAGCGTCCCGTAGCCGGGGGGCCAGATACTCCACGTCCTCAAGGACTGAGGGTCTTACATAAGCGTCAGGAGTACCGTTGGGACCGGGCATTCAGAGATATCTCGTATTCAGCAGACATCAGAGAGCATGGGAGAGGCGTGTCATTCTTGGCCTCAATCTTGACCTGATCAGCTTGAGAGTAGACAGGGATGCGGAAGGTGCCGGTTTCCAAGGGCACGCTGCCCAACTTGTTGGCACCTGACCCCAAGATTCTACCCGTGAATGGGTGCGTACTGGTATCCCGATAGTCAGGAGTTACAACGACTTTGAAGAACCCAGATTCGGAATACGTCAGTGTCAGATAGCGGACCTGGACACGGCCCTCAGCTATCGCCACATCCCCACCGCCTTGAGTGGGCTCTCTCATGACGACATCGCTGAACTCGTAGACCATCTCATACTTCTCACCAAGCCAATAGGTAGTCGAGGACAGATCCTCAGCCACCACGATCTGGTTGCTGTCGTTGGTCTGAGTCGCCACAGGGATACGCTTCCCGGCTTTGGTGATCACCTCGATGGTCGAGTTGGTGTAAGCCTTGTAGGGCATAGTGATCGTGGTGTTGCCGGTGCCTGAGCTGTAGGAAGGCGTAGCGGCCGCTTGGTCCACCCGGCGATCCAAGAGCGTGCGGTATTCAACGCCTGTATCGACGAGCCCCGACTCCATTCGCATCTTGTCGAGGTAGATCCCATCGGCTCTCTTGACCACCAAGAACAAGGTGGTGTCGATGAACTCGATCCCTAGGATCGTGTCGTTACTTGAAAACTTAAAGCGGGACCATGAGGACTGGAGTCTTTCGCCGGATTGGTCAAAGAATTTATAGGCATATAGACTCGTACGGTCCCCATTAGCCAAGACGAACAGAATGTCCTCATGACTTGATCCCGCCATATCTCGAATAGAACCGTTGATATATTGAGGAACCTGGCCCGAGATGTCCGCTGCATCAAACAGCGTCTCGGCGGTATCGGTTGAGATGTAATACTGACGTATGCCGCTGAAGGAGCCTCGGGTGAATCCGAAGTAAATCGAAGACCCAATGGTCACGGGGCGGACATCAGAGATAGATTCGTAGTTAGTCGTCTTAGTCATCGCCACCGTCTTGGGGCTCAGGGGTGACGAGCCCTGAAGGACAAACTGGGTCTGCTCGCTGAACAGGACCAATTGCCGGGCGAAGGGGATCGCCGACTGAAGGATCGAGACGGTGTTGTGAGTCGAGGCCACGTCGATAGGATCAGTGTCCATCAGGTCCGTGACTGTCGTTCTCCAGAAGTTGAAGAACTCAGAGGTCTCCGACATGATCACGTTCTCATCGCCCAAGAGCCCCAGTCGGTTCTTGAAGAAGAAGATGTCGTTGATTGTGGTGCCCACGAAGGTAGGGTCAGCGTTGCTTACCTCATCTCCTGCGTTCCGCTCGCCCCATGTGGGCAGGGTCGCGTGTGAGCCATCACAGGGCCCGAAGACAAACGAGCCGTCAGCCTGGCGAACCAGCACATGAGGCATGGTGGAGGCGTCAAACTTGTACTTGATGTTCTTCTGGCGAAACTCTTGCCAGTAGCCAGATCCAAAGACCCCATCGTCAGCGACGAACTGGACGTAGTAGTCGTCGCGGGTGTCCGTAGCGTCCCCGACAATGCGGACTTCAAAGCCGTGAGGGGCCGTGGTCGGAAGGTCTGTCAGGTGTTGGACTTCATCTTTGATAATGACCATGGCTGTGTCGCCCAGACCATCAAAGCCGTCAATTGTAAAGTCGGTAGTGCTTGTACTTTGAAGCCAGATAACACTGCCCGAACGGCTCACGTTGAAATTTGTTATTGAGGCATCAAGCTGGTCGGCGATGTAATCAGTAGCAATTAAGGCCCGGTCGGCTACCACATCGCCATCCGCGCTTGTGTGAGTTCTGGGCGTCGAAGCTCCGCTATGTACTACCGTATACGAATACTTAGTTGAGTAGTCGCCTTGCTTAACGAACACCAACGCCTCTGGGTTCCGGTTGGTCCCCAAGGTCGAGTCCATAGCTACCGTCTTGGTACGGTTGACGAAGAACGTGTAGTCGGCGATTGTCAACGCCCGCAGATTGGTGTCTGCGGTGTGTAATGCTGAAGGGGAACCAGTTGCTGGATCAACCATATTGAAATAGGCCAGATCGGTTGCATCGACTGCCGAGCCACCGGCATCGTTGACGGTCTTAGCCGCCCCGCTAATGCTGTGGACCTTAAGAGTCGAGCCACTTTCGTTGGCCTTGATCGTAATGACGTACCGCTCTGTAGCGTCACGATTGATCGTATGTATGAAGTAGTCCTCGGCATCTCCGGGAGTCGAAGAGTCCAGGTTTGCTACATGCTCCGTAGGCATCCTCTTGGTTAGGCCGTCAAGAACGCTTGGATAAGCGTTGTCTTGTACGTCGCATTGGTTATCAAACCGGGTGCTATCCGGTTGCTGCGAGACGCCTCCGATGAGGTTGGAGATTCCCTTGGAGACTAATGCCATCAGGAGATCCTGTTCCTTACATTGCCGCGATCAATGGTGCGTTTGACATCGTAGTTATCGAAGATGGTGTAGTCAGCGTTGTCACTCTCAGCTTCGCGGAGGGTCACAAGGGACTGATACTCATCCATCTGGTTAAAGTCGTGGTGCTTGCCAGAGCCGACAACACGGTCCTGGAGCTTCCGGGCAGCCCGGATCATGATGTACTGACGAGCTGCTTGGGGAAGGTCTGTCCAATCAAGCAGGTAGACCACGGTGCATTTGAGGGCATCCGCGATCGTAAAGGTCTTGTCAGTCTTGTTGTAAATCTTCTGGCCCCGCTGGATGTATTGAGTTGTGTTTGAGTTCACAGGCTCTACATCGACACGGGCGACGTTTTCACTTAGAAGAATCTCGTTAGAAGTATTGGGACTAAGTGAAACCTCGTATTCACGGTTGAAATGCCAGCCCGCACTTTGAACTTCACGGGACACTTCATCCAGAATCGACTTAGCCATGATGACATCCTGGGTCTGGCTAGAGGCGTCGAGGGTGTTTACCGGGGCCTCTCCGATTGCAGACATCATGGTGTTGATGGCTTCCAGTTTGGTGGTGTTAGCGAGAGGCATAGGTATTCCTTAAGAGAAAGGCGGTGACCCCCCGAAGAGGGCCACCACCGGATTGGCCGGGACGATGGCCTAGCCTTATGTAGTCAATTCGACGAGAGCCTCGTGACGGAGGATGTCGTGACCCATAGCGTACCGAGCGACCATCAGGGTTCCCTGACGTTCGACCTGATACTCACTCTCGACCGAGAGATCCATGAGCTTGACTGTGCCCAATGCACTACGCTGGAAGATCAGCGCCTGTGAAATGTCACCAGCAGTGCCGACGTAGTCCTGAGCCCCTGAAAGGGTGCCGAGGTCTCCAGCGGGCGGAGTGTAGTCTGCCGTAGGCATGTGGTTGGACTTCAGAATCTGAATGCCAGCCACGCTGAGGACTACACCGCTTGCGAGGGAACCATTGCCTTCATTACCGTAGTCACGGTTGATGGCGTCTTTGTTCTCTTCGACCAGCTTGTAGTAGTTTGCCGGAGCCATGACGCAGAAGCGATCATTAGCCGGAACATCCTTCTCATCGAGGGCCTGAGCCGCATCGACGATACCAGCGAGCAGTTCAGTACCGGTAGGACCGGCTCCGATATCAATCTGCGTACCGAGGAAGGTGTTGCCACCAAATCGGTCAGCGGTTGAACCTGTAACTCGGGCACCAGAAAGGCCGTAGTTGATCAGAGTCTTATCGGCTTCGTTCGCCAGGGCATAGCCCATTTGCCGCGTATATTCTGATCTTACGTCATAGTGGTTTTTTGCTTCGTCGATTTGAGCGACGAAAGCAGCTGAGATAAGCAGGTCGTTGATCGTGATTACCAGCTCGTTGTGCTTGATGCTGGACAGGTAGTTTGCACTTCCTGCATCTTGATCTTCGATGATTGACTCACCAGGAGTGTGGTAAGTCGCCGTTGCGGTGCCGACAGCCGGGAATTGGGCTGACTTACCGCTTGAAATAGTTCGGACAGTATGCAAAGGCATCATTACGTTTGCTGTCTCGAAAACAGAAAGGACTTCACCAGCCCACTGCTTCAGGAACAGAGTGTTTTGATCGCCTGTCGCATTGGCCTGACCCGAACGGGAAAGTACCATAGCCATAGGAATAACCTCTTGTGGTTAAGGATTAGAACGAATGTCGCGTTCCAGTACGCCTCGGACCACCGGTTATCCGCCTCAGCGGGCCAGTTCCTAATTCGTAGAAACTTCGTGCGACTCAATTAATGAGCAGCTCGCACATGGAGCTGCCTTAAGAATAGACAGGGCTTATGTTTCAAAACCATGCCTAACGTCCCCGAGGGGACATGTAGTTTATTTGCCGGGGATCATCTTAGTGATCCAGGGGCGAAGGATTGCACCAGCGGTGAAGCTAACAGCCCCAACTAACAGGACAAACCAAAGGGTGCCGAGAATACTGCTCATCGCGTTGTTTCCTTCTTTTTGAGAATGGCCTGCCGAACGATCCGGTAGGCATATGCCAGAGAGACGGCTGCGGACGCTACAAGCACTGGAATGAAGATCCAGTCCGCATAGCGAGCAATTGTATAGTTCAAGATCACCAGCCCCAAGCCGACGCCGAGGGCTCTCAAGCCTATGGAGCCACGGGTGATCACCATAGCAGCGACCCCGCCAAGGATGCAGATCCCGCCCAACAAGCTCAGCAGGTCTAAAGTGCTTATAGCTTGTTTGGCGTGGTCCCAATCAGTGAGGCTGACGCCGGGAGGCGGGGCAACTGGTACAGGCTTATTCATTGACAGGCACCCCGTCATGAGGGGGGCCAGCAACATCGTGGCTAAGCCTTTGAGATTCATTGGAGGTTAGACACCGACAAGCGGTTGGTGACATCAGCCCGGTACGCCGGATCGGTTCGATACCGCGTGTCCTTCATAGCCGTTGTAACCTCAGACCAAGAGCGGAATCCGTTGGAGCCGCTGATATTGCCCACGTCACCTGCAATGATATTAGGGCGTCCTTCAGCCTGCTGGTAGCGGGCGTGAAGACCTTGGATACTCATCATAATGGTGCTGCGGTCGCCTGAGTTCATCACGTTGTCATACGCTTCGATCTCAGATTCAGAAAGATTCTGCTCGGCCCAAGCGGTGAGAGCCCCATAGGCTTCTTCGCCGCCGACTGCCCCAAGCATTTCCGATCTGGACTGGTCCATCAAGGCTTTTTGACCTTCCACATACGCTTCCACAAGATCCCGAGGAAGGCCACGGGATTCAAGCGACTGATAAGTATCATCGGAAAGGTTGCCGTCTTGCAGCACTTCATCAGCGTAGTTTTGCAGTTCGTTTGACGACAGGAGTTCACCCGTCGTCCCTTCCTGCATTTCGGATTCTTCGGACATCTGGTCGCCCTCTTCAGGCACACCTGATCGCATCCGCTCCAATTCCATATACGACTGTGACAAGGCTTCGACATCGACGGTCCCATCTTCCTGCATGAACTTATCCGGGACTTCAAAGGCGTGTTCCTCGGGAGCTTGTTCAGCTTGCCCTTCCGCCTGGACTTCCTGCTCATGAACTTCGGAATCCTCATGGAGTGTTTGATTTGGGTCTTCAGGTCCGGTGACCTCGCCCGATACTTCAATTCGTTGTTGTTCCATGTCCCTATGCCTCATCTACTGGGGGTTGAACGGCCTGCTGAGTCATCGCGTCGATGACCTGTGGACCGAATGTCTGGGCAGCCTGCATCATCTGAGCCTGCTGCTGTTCAGCTTGTATCTGTTCTTCACTCTTGATGAGCCCATCAGTCTCGATACCGAGAGCCATAGCTCTGCGGTCCATGTACTCACGCATGTTGACGAACTGGCCGAGGGCCTCTGGGCCCAGTAACTGGCCGACGCCCATCAAGAACTCATCCATTTTATTGAGATCGTTACCACGCCCCAGGGCCTCAACCCCGGTGACGATTGCGGGATGAACCAGATCCGATGGGATGTCGGGCAGCCGGTTGTCCTGCTGCATCTGATCCATCAACCGCTGCACTAAAGGCAGCTGGAACTCTTGCGAGAGGACCGAGTAGATGCCCCCCAGCTGCCGCTCAATGCTCTGCGTGACGAGGCGGACTTCAGCCGCTGTCACCCGGTCGGCATTGCGAATAGCGTTGTCGGTTAGAAGAAACGCATAACTAAGACGATCCGAGATCGTCTGGATAGTTTGATATGCAATCGAGAGGTCCGACGCTTTATCGAGTTTAAGCACCGAGACATCACCCGCCGATCCTTCAACAATAGCACCATTAGGAGCCTCCGCAAGAACTCGGGATCTAGTGACCCCGTTAGGAGATACAAGGAATAAGACCTTTGCGGCGGCAGCGGACGCCTCGACGATTGACATCATCAGGCTTTCGAGGCTCTTTAAGTCCCCGATGTACTGCTCAACATAGCCCCGGCCATAGTCCTCGCCCTCCGTGCGGTTCATTCGCAGCACGATGTATGGGCTTTTATTTTCGTCGTAAACGCCATAGGAGCCGGGGACCATTGATCCGCCTACCTCCTGGTAGACCTCAATGGTTCCGTCATCCTTATGCTTGACGCAGGTGTAGAGATCCACTGAGTCATCAAGCTTTGTGGCATCCATGCTCTGAGCCGCTAAAGGCTGTGCGTCTTTTGGGAGCAGTTCAGCAGAAATGCACTCTTTAGTAATGATCTTTCGAGGGTTACCCATGGCGTCACGCTTGACCACATAGCGGTCGAGGTGCAGAACCCGCATTCCCCCGCCTTCAGGCAGGTGGAGGCAGACGTTTCCGGTGACGATCAGGTGCCTAAGAGCTTCAAAGGCGTGGACCCGAAGGGCCTGGGTCTCGATCTCGGTCATTACAGACCGTTCGATCTTGGCTAAAGAGGACTCAATCTCGGTCTTCATCTGAGCCCCATCCCGCTGGCCCTCCAGTTCATTCAGGGCCATCTGGTCGATGACCAACCGGAAGAACGGCGCGTTGGGAGGCAGCAGGCTTAGAAGCAGAGCCGACGCAAGGTTGTTGACGCCCCGAGCCCCCACCGACTGGTAAGGGGTGGGCATCTTGCTAGATGCGTTGTGCCCCTCTTCCGGCATGATTGTCGGAATAGTGAGCAGGGAGGCATCCCGAGCCCTTTGGATATAAGGGTCTCTAAAGGCGCAGAGCTTTGTGTACTCACTCTGGGCGTTGCCTTGCGTGATCATGGGGAGTCCTTAAGAATAGTTAACGCCGCCAGTCCGAGGAATACGGAGAGCGGACTTGCCTCGCTTACGGCGAATGGCTAAATCGCCCGAGCGGGCTGCAATCATTTCTTTGGTATTGGTTCGGGGAGCCCTGGCAGCCTTCTCAGCTGTTTTGGCCGGAGGAGGAGCGGGCGGCGGGGGTGGAGCCACTACGGGTTCGGGAGCCGGGGTCTCGGGAGCGGGTGGGGGTGGCGGCGGAGGGGGAGGGGGAGCCGGATTGGGCATTGACACACTTGGTGATGACATACACATCTAACTTGCTCCTAAGATCGTTTCGTTCTGCCGCTTATGGCGTTCAATGAGGAAGTCCACGACAGCACGTTGACCTGCACGAAACCAAATCATGCGGTCTGCATCGTCTAGTCGAGGACATTGGACAGGAAACATCTCATCCAATACCTCCACTAATGCTTTTGGGATTGCTGGGATTTCGCCTTCCATAAGGTTCACCATCCTTATTTAGAGCCCTTAGACTGCACATATGCAGACAGCAGGCAGATGTAGTTAATGACATCGACACAAGTGTCCTCGAAACTTTCGTCAGACACTTGAAACGTCCCGGTCTTGCAGAAGCCAGCCAGCCTTTTCATCTTATCAGCCAGCCGAACCATGAAGCCTTGTTCGGTCGTCACGTTCATGCCCATCTCTTCCACGAACATAAAATTCTGGAAGGGGTTGGAGCCGTCCTCGCCCCCGGAATAGTCGTGATTCTTAGACATCGATAACTTCCGTGCGGCCTCGCACAGCAGCTTGTGATACTCGAAATACTCTTCTCGGTTCATGCGGGATTCCATAGTGTTACCTCTTCTGTTATGGGGTTCCATTCGTCAGTTCTGAGAATCCGGGCAACACGGGCTTGGGTCAGCGCGACTTCTTCACTGAGGCCCGCCTTCTCGTAAGCCCCGACAACCTCATCCCAGGTTCCTTCTTCCAGTATTCTCTCAGCCGTTACCGGGCCTACGCGTGGGCATCCGGCGTAACCATCGGTGGCATCGCCTGTTAGCGACTGTAACAAGTGATTGCGATCCGCCTCCTCGGGGCTGATATCCAGCCGCTCCTGAGCCATAGGGCGGTACAGGGCTCCGGGGATCGTCTTCATATCCTTATCATCCGAGACGATGATGGTGTCCTGGGTCTGAAGAATGCCCATGACATCATCGGCTTCAAGGTTATCAAAGCAGGCGGTGGTGTATTCCTCTTGGAGATGCTCCCGCAGGGGCACATAGATGACTGGCTTACGCTTGCCCTTGCGGTTGGACTTGTAGGTGTCCAGAACGTCGTGCCTCCAGTTGGTCTTGGCCGAGAGGGCAATCAAGACGCTGGTGGCTCCCAAAGCCTGGGTCCACTCATCCAACTCTTTCTCAATCATCTGCTTGGCCAGCCGGGCATCAGCGGTCAACGACCACCAATCATTGCCCCAGTGGATGGGTTCTTCCACAGCACTGGACACTTGGTATAGCAGGATGTCTCCGTCAACTATTAATGTCGTCAAGTTCATCATCTCCTTCTCTGGCTAGGACCATCAGGCGGGAGGTCTCACAGAGACCCAAGCAGCCATAGAAGCTGCCGTTGTAGCAAAACAGCAGGGAGTCATCGACAGCTGTACGCTTGACAGCCCCAATGAACACCATGTCATCCATACGTTTCTGAAGTTCCCTAAGGAGCTTCGATGTCTCTACGAACTCAAGATTCGCCATGTGTCACCTCGTACTCATCCCATCCATAATCCCGCTTTCGGGGACCGTTGTGCTTCTCTAAGTAGATCATTGTTCGCTCAGGTAGTTTATCGAATGGAATGACCCAGATACGACTGTCGGGGCCCACGACCCCCAAGAGGTCGAAGTCGCCTTCTTTGTAAGTGTTCCGTCCTCCGAGTTTGACTCGCAGATATGTAGAGGGGCCCTTCGTCCATGAAACGGCGGTCTTGACCTGGACCCGCTGGGTCTGCTTTTCCTTGACCATGACGAAATCGCACGGACTTGACCCGGTGGGTGGCCAGAAGATTTCCCAGCCATGCTCGCTAAAGTATGCAGCAGCTCTGTACTCAGAGGCTGAGCCCTTACGTTGGTTCGGGTGCATTGGAGTCCTTTCATCAATGCGTCTCCGACCAATCCCTTCCGATCTTGTACTCTCCATCGAGAGGGCACTTGAATCCGAAAGGTGTCCCGGCTTCCTGAATCGCCTGTACTGTAAGCTCCCCCACACGCTCGGCGTCTGCCGAGGCAACCTCGTATTGGATCTCATCGTGAATGTGGGCCACTTGATGGGAGTCTAGTTGCTCCATCCAGTGGAGCCTTCGAGCATCAACTGTCGCCTGCTTCATGAGAACAGCACCGGCACACTGAAGGAGTGCGTTGAGTGCTGAGTGCTTTGAGCGAATAGGGATACGGCGACCATCTAGGCCCACCAGATGCCCCCGACTCTCAAGTGCCTTCTCGATTGCAGACTTCAGATGCTTCAAGGCTGGCATCTTACTTAGGAAACGGGTCATCAATCGCTGGCCGTCCTTGACCCCTCCGTCAACGATTGAACCGATCTTCTGGGGCCCGGCTCCGTAGAGCCAAGCATAGATAAACGTCTTGGCCTGATCACGGGTCTCCAGCCCGGCGGCTTTCTGGTTTGCGGTATGAATGTCTCCATCCACGATGATGTCACCGTAGATGCCACCGTCGTACCGGTCGAGGTAGTGGGCCAAGCATCGAAGCTCCAAGCCCGAAGCGTCAGCCCCGACCAATACTTTATTCCTTCCAGCAGTGAACAGTCCCCGGCACTCCATGCCGTAGGGAGCGTAGACCGCTGGCACCTGCGCCACGTTCGGGCGTGAATGAGAGCAGCGACTTGTCACCGTGCCCATGGTGTTGACCCGGCCATAGATGCGGCCATGATCTTCGAGCTTGAGCCACGCCTCCTTACCCTCCGCCAACTGCCCGATCCTCTTAGAGATCGTCAGGTAGTCCACCAGCATCTTGGCCTCCTCATGGGGGAGAGCCTTGAGGATGGACTCATCGACCTGGGGCTGCCCGTTGGGCGTGAAGACCTCAGGCTCCCAGCCGTACTTGTCAATGAGACACCGAGCGATCTGCTGACGACTGTCGGGATTGAAGGGTGTGACCTTCTCCTTCGGGGGTCCACGACGAATGTCGGCGTCCTTATGCCCGGCCTTCTTAGCCGCCGTCTTGGTGGGGAACCTATCGCCCGCTGCGACCCAATGAGCTGGGGTCTTCATCTTCACCACGGTGGGCGGGAAGGAGGCCACTAACTTAGTACGGAGCCCCTCTCTACCATCTGACAGTTCCGCGTACAATTTCGCAGCTTTTGTCACATTGAAGCCAAAGCCATACCGCTCCTGAGCCCCGATGCAATCAGCAAACATATGCTCCAGAGCCAGAGCCTCCGGCGAAAGATCCTCGCCCATGATCTTCTCGTACAGCTTCTGAGTGACAACGGTGTCTTGAATGCAGTAGTCCAGCATCTCATCGGTCAGCTTGTCCCAGCCGCCGGTGTAGTCACCCTTATGCTCGCCGAGCCTGTGGCCCCAAGCCTCCAAGGAGTGGTAGCCAACTAGGTTTCGAGGGAAGTCGTCGAGTTGATAATCCTGATCCTTCTGATCCGGGTAGGCCAGTCGGGCCATAAGCACCGTGTCCCGTACAAGACCCTGAGGCTTCCAGTCCGGGTAGAGCTTCTGAATCGCCGGGATGTCAAAGCCAGTGACGTTGTGGCCGACAATCAAGTCTTGGTTCCTGAGGAACTTCAAGCCCTCCACCATGTTCTCTTTGGTGTAATAGGTGGTGTCGTTGCCCTGCCGGATCACCAAGCAATGAATAGACTCCAAGCCCTTCAGGGTTCGGAAGCAATCAATGGCTGTGGTTTCGATATCAAAGATGGTTGGAGTCATTGGTCTTCCAAGATAAGAGGCGTTTGCTCGCCGCACCAAAGGCATTGAATGTTATGGCAGTACCACTCGACAGCCTCGTCATAGGACATCCCCTGCTCCTGTAGAGCCTTGAGAATCCCCTGCTCGGAATAGACCGCGACAGGCTCACGGGACCACTGCCTTCCGTAACCAATAATTGCCGAGTCCAGACCGTCAAAAGTAATTGCGTGTTCCTCGTTCATACATCATCCCTTGATATGTAGCCCTGCTCGGCCAGCCACTCACGGATCACCCGGTCGTCTTGCAGTTTCCTACGAAGTTTTGCGAGAGCAGTCTCAGCCACTTTCTGAATCCTTTGCCGTGAGATCGGTACGCCTTCAACGGTCGAGATGTAGTGCGTTATCTTTTCCCAACTCCAAGGCGGTATTGACTCTACGCCAGTAAGCGTCGGTGCTTCCCTTGGAGGCCCCGCGTGGTCCTCCGTTCCATATCCTCGCGCAAGTCTGATAGTCATCGGTGGGAGCCCATCTATCTAAGTACGCCCAGAAGATTCGTTTGGCGTATTCAAGTTTCCTGCAATCCTCATAGGTTCCCCCGATAGCCGGGTCGTGATCCTTAGCATCCTGCCAACACGCCCTTGATATCTGTAAAGGCCCTATCGACCTTCCTCCGTCACCGACTGCATTTTCTGGATCAGGATGTCCACCCGTCTCCACAGCCTGGATAGCCCTGCACAACTCAGAAGGGAACATCATCCACATCTTGTTGGTCCCACTCTGATAAACGTCCTGTTGCTGGGGCATACTTGACACGACAGGCAACTCCGGTATCTCCGGTGTAGCGGTTCTTAAGGACTCGGAGTGTCGTGGTGTTTTTGCTGTCGGCATCTTGCTGATCCCGTTCCAGCCCGATACAAATGTCAGACAACTGAGCAATAGCACCGCTACCACGAAGATGAGCAAGAGACACTTGACCGCCTTCTTCATGACTTCTTCCTTCCGGTCGTTTGAGGTGTGAGACAATGATGAGAGAGATGTTCAGTTCTTCGACAAGACTGCGAAGACGGGTCATGGTGTTGTCGATCAGACGCCGCTCATCTCCATCCCCGATCCCTGAGATCACAATGCTGAGGTGGTCTAGGAAGATGTGAGTGCATCCCATACCCCTCGCCATGTAGCGAATCCGGGACAGCAGGTTCTGAGAGTCCACCGATCCCCAATGGTCATAAAGAACACATCGACCGTTTCCTACCGTGGCCTCAAATGCTTCTCTCTTAGTCTCCTCCGTGATCTCCTTCTCCCCCCACTTATGGGGAGGACATTGGAGATACAGGCCCATGAGTGCCTGAGCTGATTGCTTTGTGTTCTCTTCCAGAGCCACGATGCCAACTCGATAGCCCTTGTTCAGCAGCCACAGCTCCCACTCTCGGATAACGCTCGACTTGCCCTGCCCGGTGCCGGAGGTCAGCGTGACCACCTCGCCCTGGCGGAGCCCGTAGGTCATGCTGTTCAGCCCTGACCATGGATACTCAACAGAGTCCACGTCGCTCTCTTCAATGATCTTGTCCCAGAGTTCCTCACCAGGAACGACGCCATCTGGCCGGTAGGGCTTGGCTTCCCAAAGGGCCGAGATCAATTCTTTTGATCGGCCCTTGACCAACATCTCATTGGCATCCTTTAGGGGGAGGGATGCTATCGCCGCTTTCCCCGGCGACAACTGCATCGCACACTCGACAGCCGCCTTCTGTCCCGGTTCGTCTTGATCAAACATGAAGACGACAACTTCGTAGGTCTCTAACCATTCCAGCTCACGCCGGATTACCTTGGGAGCGTTTTGAGCCCCCGAGGGTAGAGACACTACAGGCCAGCGATTGTTCTGAGCTTGCGATACCGACATGGCATCCAGCTCCCCCTCTGTGATGACCAATCTCTTCCCACCTTGGCCCCACAACCTCTTCCCCCATAGTTCAAGGTTTCGCCCCTCCCCCAAGATGGAGAAGTCCTTATCTTTCGTGCGCACTTTCTGCGCCACCAGGCCCCCATCCCCGTTGAAGTAGTTAGCCGCTTGAACGGTCTGCCCCTTCCAATGGGCAACGCCGTAACCAAACTTTCGGCATGTCTCTTCCGTGATGCGCCGTTTGGTCAGTGACTGATATTCAACGGGGAGGAGGCCAGCGACGGACGGAGGAGGGGTAGCAACCTCCCCGTCAACGCCTTCGTAGTGACCGCAACCAAAGCAGTAGCCGTGTCCATCGTCGTAGCGAGCGAGGTTGTCCTTGCTCTCACAACTAGGGCAGGGCTCATGTGCTATGAACTGACTGTTCTGATCAGAGTGAGTAGCTTGCATAACGCTTGCCCCTCAGATCAGTTTTCATATCCGTCTCGATCTCGTGACCCTGATCCCGCAGCTCATTAACACGGGCTGCAAGTCGGAAAATTCGGTATAAAGACATAGCCTCTAGCGCAGTTATCGAGCCCTTGATCCTCAGGTGATTCAGGATCAGGAGCGATTGGCTCATCGCGGCGGGCGGGGTGAACAGGTCCATCTGTTTCATCGTCGATCTCCTCGACTACAAGGTCAATTGACCCCTCATCTGCTGCAAAGTCTTTGAACGCATTGATGTGTGCGATCTGTTGATCATCCTCCCAGATGATCCCGTTGCAGCAGTCAAGGAGTAGTTTCATATAGTTGTCGATGTCGCCTCGGGGCGTCTTGAGCTTGGTGGTCTTAGGCTTCTTCAATGAGAAGACCACCCACACCCGCAGCTTCCCGCTCATAGGAACCTCAGGGAGAATCCCGTCCTCCCGCATTTGACTAAGGAGGGCTAAGGCTTCCGAGCGAAAAGCCTGGTGGTTCTTCCCGTAGTAAGTTCCCCAACGGGTAACTCGCGGGCGAGAAGCTGGCACCGGGTTTAGTTCGAGGCGAATGGTGAGCATCAGAAGTCCGCGTCATCCGTTGACGGGGTATCCTCCGACGCCTCACTGAAAGTTACAGCCGCAGTCTCGAAGCCTTCCATCGCCGTGAATGAAACACGGGAGGGGTTGTACTCTTTCAGTTCAAGCACCTGCACGCCCCGGAGTCGGAGGGTCACACCGACACCGAGAGCAGCCACGAACCAAGTGTTGGGCTGGAAGTCCACAACAACATCAGAGCCGCTGCCAATGACTTCCGCCATCGGTTGGAGCTTAGCGTCTACCAGGGTTGGACGTTGGGCCAGACCCTTTGACGTAGCAGCTTTGAGTTTGATGCGAAACAACCAGTTCCCTGTTGGGTTCTGTTCATCGTCATACTCTTCAGTAAAAGGTAGGTCGTGTTTCTTTAACTTAGGCTTCTTAGCCTTCTTGCACTCTTCCTTGTAAGCCTCTTCCCGAATCTCTTCGATCTGGTCAATGAGTGCCTGCCCCTCCTCGGGCCCCACACACAACTGCAACTGATAGACACCGGGGCCATCAGGATCAAACTTCTTATCGGGTTCGTTTAGATGCGGGTACACCGCAATGCCGCGTGCTTGCATGGTTATCTCCTTCATGCCTTAGTGGATTGAATTACGCATAGAAATACTCGCTCTGCCTGACGAGTTCGATGTCCAGCTCGCCCCGCTCTGGAGGCTCTGGCACTGTAACTTCTGTCGGCAAGTAGTGTCGGATCTCATGAAAGAAATCCTCCATAAGATTCCCGCTGAAGATTTCGATCACCGACTCCAATAGATTCGCCCGCATCATCGGCATGTCCGGGGCCAAGCACAGGTAGGCGTCGTGGATAGACGACTGAAACTCCATACCCTGGCTTGAGTTCTTAAGGACAGTCCGGTGACAGATGGCCGCATCAATTGAGTGGATCTGATTAGGAGCCACACCGTTACAAGCCCTACGCTTGCAAAGCTTTCCGGTGCCGCTGCGAATCTTATGCTGCCGGATGACATCACCGATCACTGTCTTCACTGACTGGCTCTGCCACGTCTCGTAAGCCTGCTTGACTACAAAGCCCGAGGGAGTCGTCCACCTCAAGGGCACGTTGTTATCAATGCACAGCTTGGCTACCTCTCGATACCAAGACATAGCCTTCTGAGCTTCACCAACTACATCGCTGATTGAATCCCAGACCATCCCAGCCAAGAAGTGTGCAGGTCGGAAGGTCTCTTCCCAGCCGAAGGGGTTAACCCCTCCCCGCTTCTTTACTTCATCCAAGAACCACTCACGAACGTAGTCCCGGCAGGCCCATAGGGTGCCGGAGTAGGGCACGACCATGCAGCTTCGCTTCGTCGTGGCCCTGGTAATCCCAAAGGCCAGCCACTTGCGAGCCATGTCGCTCCCATCCTCCTCCAACCGCCTGATAGTAGCACCCGCCACATCTTGATAAATGTCTTGAGGGCGGTCGGTCGGGATGACGTTGGTGGCCAAAGCCCCCACCGGATCACGCATCAACAGTGAGTACAGCTGCAATCCATTACACGATCCGTCGATGGAGATAGGAAGCCGAGTAACAAACTCAGAGCCTTCCTTCATGAAGCCATCCCACTCGAAGCAGAAGGCGAGGAACAGCTCAGGCTCATCAGCCTTACCCCAGACCGATGTGGTGCCGTCTGGATCTTTAGCCACCGAGGCAATCATGTCCCGGTTGTTGTGGACCCACTCCACCCGCTCGTCCAGCGTGCCCTTATCCTCACCGAAGACGTTGGCCCCGTGGATGGCAAGCCACCGCTCGCCGTCCCCCGTACCTATACGTTTCCCGTGGCCAGCGGCTAACAAACTGCGAGCGGTCTTCGAGCCTTGGGGCTGGAGGAAGTAGACCCGGCTGTAGTTCCGGGATCTGAAGTCCATGTACCAAGGGAAGTAGATAATCAGCAGCATGAACTTCCGAGCCATCCAGAATATCTTGGCCATCTGGAGACGCTTGGACTCGTTGCTCTTATTCTCTGCGTGGATTCGGGCAGCAGCCTTACGCCACTTACGCCTAGCGTCTTCGTTCTCTCCGATGTCGTGAGGCTTTGATGGGATCTTCTGGCCAACCGCCGAGGGCAGGTCGCCGATCTCAATCTCACTCTCCCAACAATAGACAAGAGTCTCCAAGACCTTGGCGTTGATACTCCAAGCTGCTCGCTGCAACTGGTTCACCGCTGCCATCGGTTCATAAAGATCAACAGCGTTGAGGAACTCCAAGTGATGACGGTCGTTTGTCTTGACCAGTGGGCGGGGGTGTACGTTCTCAGTCAGGTAGCCCCCGGTGTAGACATCAGTCCAATCAGCGGGCCTCTCGACCATCGGGAGATACATGGGCGACAAGTCTTCGGCGTACTTGTGAGCCTCCTTCATCCAGGCTTGCAGCTCATCGGTCGCGTGGACGTAGGTCTCACTCTTGCCCAACATGCCCCGGCGGGTCGTGATGTCGATGATGCCTGTGGATACACGCATCAACTCGATCAACGTCATGCCGATCTTGAGTCGGATGTTCTTAGGCCACTTCGAGAACTGAAGCTCTATGAACTTCTCCGTGTTGCGGAGAAACCGACGCTTGTTCTCATAGCCAGGGATCTTCTTGACCTGATCCTTCTGTAGTTTCCACAGGTCTGGGTGCTGGTCCTTCATCTCCCGCCACTTGACCTCATCCTCCAGAACTCTGGACACTTTGAAGGACGCTTTAGTCAGACGTTCGTGCATCGAGATTGAGTCGATAACTGTCCGGGCAGTAAGGGCCGCAACGATAGACGGGTCGAGCATGTCAATGTAGGGGTAACAGCCATTACGGTTCCCGACCGGCTGCTTCTCTACCTGCTTCTTCCACTGCCTAATCTGTTCAGCGAGTAGGTCAACCGACTCCGTGAGCAATCGTTTGCCCAAGGTGTGCTGACTCTCCATCCCGCCCTCGGTCGTCCGCTGTACTTTCTTCCAGTACCGGTGACGGCCTAGTTCTTTCATCTCAGCTTCGAGGTCTGATTGGCGCATGTTCTCGTTTCGTCCTTGACTGTGGCCTAAGGTAACGCCACAGGAACTAAATCGGGCAGGTCCGTTGCCTGAGTGGATAGATTATCTAAAAAGAAAACCCAAGGGGGTAAGCCCTTGGGAATCCTAAAGAGAAAGGTGTGTTGCCTGAGTGGATGGATCTTAAAAGGATTTTAAGTCCAGTGCAAGTGGTGCGAGCGGCGGGACTCGAACCCGCAACCCATTGATAGGGGGCAGATTTTAAGTCTGCTGTGTATACCAATTCCACCACGCTCGCGTCCCCTTGCCACATACTTATGCCACAACGTCTAACATAGGACTAGTCTGTCGGTTAGGTTCCAATGCAGCAATAGCGTTGACCAGATTATGAGGGGCAAGGTGAGCATACCGGAGCGTGATGTCCATAGTCTTATGGCCAGCCAGTTCCTTCACCGTCAGGATCGGGACACCACGCTGCACCAGGCGGGAGCAGAACGTGTGCCGAAGAGCGTGCATCACTTCGTCCCCTGTAGCAGCCCACTCCATATGAAGCCTCAGGCGGTCCCACCAGTTCCGTAGGTGATGTTTCGTAGTCCAATCGAATGGACCCTTGGCCCCCCGGTCCATCGCTGTGAGAGCTTCCTGAGCCGCCTGAGTCAAAGGGACACCACGCGGACTATCGGACTTGGTGTCCGACAGGATCGCAACGTCTCCCTGGATGTCACGCCACTGAAGACCACGGGTCTCACTGACCCTGAGGCCAGTGTCGGCTTGGAACCTGACCCAGTGGGCCATGTTGGGATTACCAAGGTGATGATAGTAGGCCACCATCCGGGCAAGCTCATCGTCAGTGAACCACCGGAGACGGTTGACACTCTCCCGCATCCTCTGGATCTTGGGCTTAGTGTCGATGACCCCGATGTCCTTCGCTACCGTCAGGCACTTCGACAACGCAGCCAGCTTTCGGTTGATGGTGGCGTTGGAGTTACCACGATCCTTAAGCCCTAGGATCACTCGGTCCACGGTGAACAGGTCGATGTCCTTCATCGCTGTCCCCATGCCGACCAATCCTCCAACTATCTCGGCGTTGCGTTTCAATCCGTCGCCAGATTTCGAGTCGGCCCAGTACCGGGTAGCGACGTACTCGATCATATGGCCAAGGGTCTTGGGGCGTTCCGCCGTGCCCCGCTCGGTGTTCCCCATTTCAGGAGTACGCCCGGCGATCACGTCCGCCTTGGCCTGAGATTCCCAGACCTCAGCGTCTTGGAATGTGGCAAACTGCCTGCGCCATCGATGGCCCTTGTGACTAACGGTGGCCTGAAAGCCACGTTCCCGTGCATTGATTGTCATGAGAGTTTCTCCAAAGTCTCTTTTAGCCTTCGGCCAGATGCCGTCAGGCTCACCAGTTTTCTACGTCGGTCCATGATATCCTCCTCGGCGGAGACTAATCGAAGCCCCGGCCGACGGTGGCGGCTCCAAGCCCCCAATGAGGCCACGTTTCTACTGACTGAGGATTGAGCTAGGCCACTACGCCTACCCAAATCAGTCATCGAGATCGGGTCCGGGTCCATCTCGGCTACGAGTAGATACACCACCATGGTCTGAGCCTGGATCTCCGGGTCCAGTTGTCTGAATACTTCCAGACAGGCGGCTAAGTTTTTCATTCGTTGTCCATATGACGTTGAGCCTCCAGCAACGCAGGAAATACTCGCCATCATCCTCCCATGCCATTAGATGCGCAGGTGGATGCGAAATGTCAAGATATAGATGTCCGATGGTGGATTGTATGAACATGGTGGGCCAGCAAATAATGACGCCGTGCAAGGGTGTCAAGGTGCAAATGATAATCAACAGCAAAAGGCCCCGGCCAACTAGGGGAGCCTAGCCGACCGGGGCACCAGGAGAAATGCTATTGGGCGTGATCTTCGGGCATCATGATACCAACTGCAACCATAATCAGGGTGATGACGCCGACGATGTAGATGAAACTATCCATTGGAGTTGTCCTCCTGCTGGCGGTAGTCGCGTACCTCGTTGCCCCAGATCCAGACATCACGGGGTATAGGGTTGATGATTCCCTCATCCATGACCGACTGACGCCAGGCCAGATACTTCCGTTGATATCCGATACGCTCGTCCGGCGTGAGCCGCTCGCGTTCAGGTTGAGATGGTGGTTTGGGTGGTCCGCTCATGCTTCACCGCCTTCCTGATTCTTGCGGACCCATCGGCCCGTATGGTCAACGTAGTTCGCCCAGGCCTGTAGACACCACGATGTAGCGGTGACGTGAGGCGGTGGGAATGATGCCGTCCAGACCGGGTGGCCTTCGGGCTTGAAGACTTGGAGCTTCTCGTCTCGGGTAGGTTCGTCGGTCATTCGGCACCTCCGGTCGCCTTGGCGATTGCTTCGCGAGCTGTCTTCCACTTCGCCAGCTCTGCATCGCTCAGAGCCTCCGCCAAGTCTCGACCCTCCGCCAACGTGGCGGCGATAGCGTCTAGATCATTGAGAGCGGCGAGTAGTTCAGGAGCGGCGCAGATCAGGGCCATATTGGCATTCTGCTCCGCCAGGGCTTGGGGGCTACCTACGCCACCCTCGCCTTGATATACGAACGCAATGCCCTTGATGAATCCATCCGGCGTGGTGACCTGTACGCGCGTGGTCTCCTGATATGGCTGGCCGTTGTATTTCTTCACGCTATCGGGCTGCATACTGCCGCACCGGCCGCCGGGGCTCCATGGTCCCGGTGTGTGTGTTGTTGTTTCGATGTTCACGCTTCACCTCCTGTCGCCTGGGCGATTGCTTCGCGGGCTGTGGCGATCACCGCAGCATCGTCGTCGCAATATTGTTCGTTGTCTTCGAACTGATCCAGCATGCCATCCAAGGCGGCGAGTAGTTCAGGAGCGGCGGCGACTACGTGAACAGGCGGCGCGGTCTGCTGGCCGAGTCGGATACCCTGGATCAAGGCGCCCAAGCGGTTGTATGTCTCCCGCTTGGTTCCGCGTGGGATGATATCGACTACGCCTCCGCCTACGTTGTGCATCTGATCGACGCCCACGCCGCCATAGGTCCAGTCTAGATGGTAGTGGCCGACGTTGGCAGCCAAGCCGCCATCCTCACGGCGTACAGGGTTCCATGGCTCCATCGGTTGCCCGGTCATCTCGTTCAATGTGTCGATGCGTTGTTGTAGGTCTGCTTTGGTTATTCGGTGCATGGTGATTCCTCCTGGGGAATGGGGATTAGTTGATAGGGGTAAACGTGGATTCGATAGTGTCGGCCTTGATGGCATCGACGGCCCAGTCGATACGGACGTAGGTTCCGCCATTGTCGGACGTGTAATGCTCGTCCAGCGGGGCGTCCATGTACAGGGTCCACAAGTCTTCAACGCTCATGGATTCCAGACGGGCCGCCACGTCGGGGAGCCGTTCGGTCAGCCGTTCGCGGAAGTCCTCCGCCTCTACCTCGAACGCCTCGAACGCCGCCGCGTACTCAGACTCGCTGAAATGGTCTTCATCCAGAACGGGGTACGCTTCGAGGGCTTCCGTGACCTCCATCGCGTACTGGATCAACACCGCCGCGTCGGGGTGGATGGCGACCCACTCCACCCAGCCGACGAGACAATGCCGCTCGCGGACGATATGGTACGGCCCGCATTCTTCACCCGTGTACGGGTCGGTCCAGTCGCCGGACAGTGCCGGATCATGGCACGCCATGGATTCAATCGCATCGGTGCAGACGGTCCAGTTGGACATCGTGAGGATGTCGGATTCGCGGTGGCGGCTCACTGGGGCGACCATCCAGCCGTGCCAGTCACTGCCAGCATACGCGTCGGGTCGGGTCCATTTGGGCAGTTGTTTCATTGTGATTCCTCCTAAGGAATGGGGTTTAGTCGGTTCCGTGGTGGCCCTGCTCGTTGCCATTCTCGTCTCGACGTTCGATGATGAATAGGCTTCCGGCGTCCACCGGGACAAACGACCAGCCGCCTTCCTCTTCAGCCTCCACAGCCATCCCGTCACAGTAGACCTCGCCGTCTGGACCCGCCAACTGGCGGCATGCGGCTGCTGCGTCCTCGAAGGATTTGTATGTCGTTGGTTCGTTATTCATGGTGATTCCTCCTGATTGAATGAGGTTCAGTGGTTCCGCTTGGCTTCACTGGCACGACGGGCTACGCCGTCGCACTCTTCGGACCAGTCGGACCAGTTCCGAACGATCCAGATGATGAGGCCAGTGGGCACGATGATGGCGGTGGCGATGATGTAAGACATTGTGGTACTCCTGTGGTTTGGGGACGTGAGTCCGGTTCAGCCCGCCACCCC